AGGAAAGAAATGATGGAAGCAACTAGGCAAGAACAACAACGAGTAATGGCCGAAAAACAAAAAGAGCATGAAAAAACTTATAATGCTTATTTGGAAAAGGAAAGAAAGTTACTTGCTGAAAAGCTACCAATCTATGGTGACAAAGATAAAGGTCCAACATTTGTCAAAAACTTAACAGATTATGCTAAGTCTATTGGCTATACGGATCAAGAAATATCTATGTTAGTAGATCATAGAGCAGTATTAATGTTAGCTAACGCTTATCGTTACAACAAATTAAGAAACTCTAAAGTCAAAGATAAAAAAGTTGTTAAGACTCCTAGAGTTGTAAGTTCTTCTAGCCCTAAAGTGCAAGATGATAATGATAATGTGAAGCGTATTAGATCAAAAAAAGCAAATCTTAAAAAAACAGGTTCAGTTAAAGATGCTGTTTCTGTTTTACGAGAATTGTATTCACAATAAAAAATAGAAAGGACTAAAGTATGGCTCAACCAACAAATACATTTGATACATACGATGGAGCTAACTCTATTCGTGAGGACCTGGCTGATGTGATCTATAATATCTCACCAACCGAAACTCCGATGATGAGTAACTCTGCAAAAGGTACAGCTACTAATACCTTACATGAATGGCAAACAGACGCTTTAGCATCTGTAGGCGTAAACGCACAAATTGAAGGTGATGATTACACAGGTGATTCAAGAACTGCAACTGTGCGTCTTAACAACAGAACTCAAATCTCAGCAAAAGCAGTAACTATTTCTGGTACTGATGATGCTGTAGACAATGCAGGTATGGGTACACAAATGGCGTATCAACTTGCAAAGATGGGTAAAGAGATCAAAAGAGATATTGAAAACGCACTTGTTGGAATTGAACAAGCTAAAGTAACAGGATCATCTTCTGCAGCAAGAAAATCAGCTTCAGTAGGAACTTGGTACGGAGGTAACATTCCAGGTACATCAACTTCAGCAGGTAACTTCTCAACTAATGGTTCTCCAAGTGCAAATCCGGCAGGTACTGGTGCAACTGCAATCGCAGGTGGATCAAACAGAACTTTTACGGAAGCACTTCTAAAAGCAGGTTTATTAAAAGCCTTTGAATTAGGTGGTGAACCAGATACAGTTCTAATGTCACCTTCTCACAAACAATTAGCTTCTGCATTTAATGGCGTAGCTACTAAGTACAAAGACGCATCTGATAGAGTATCTATCGGTACAACTGATATTTATGTATCAGACTTTGGCGAAGTGGCATTTGTTCCAGACAGATTCCAGAACGCTAACAGAGTTGACATTTTACAAATGGATGTGTGGTCAATAGACTTCCTAAGACCATTTGAAACAACTGATCTAGCAAGAACTGGTGATAGTGACAAGAAACTACTCTTAGCTGAGTGGACATTAACTTGTAACTCACCAAACGCTAACTACGGAATATTTAACTTAACTGCATAATTATTTGTAGGACAAGGATAGGGAGGGGATTATCCCCTCCTTATTAATTATAGAGAGGAAACAATGACTATATTTTCAAATAAAAAACATACTTCAAAATTATATAAGGTTGTTGCTAACTCCATTAAATCAGATCAAATGATTTCAAAAGGTGGAGGTAAAAAACAATCTAAAAAAACATCTATGGGTGACAGAAAATATGATCCGATGCTAAGTATTACTGGCAATCAAGGTCTATCTGTTAAAGGTACTGTAGATATGATGATCGCAAAAGCTATCAAGTAATGCCAACGAAAAAATTTTCTCTAAGTGATGAGAAAGATACAGTAAAAACTAATCTTGTATATGATGAGTCAGATGACAAATATCATATTGAAAATACTCAAGACATAGAAGAAATAATTAAGGCAAATAAGATAGCACAAAACGAAGGTGCATATAAATCAAAACCATTGGCAGATGCAAAAGGTTATAGAGTTGCTCGTCTACCAAATATTATTGTGCATCAATTAGCAAAAAAAGGCATACTCAATCATTCTGGAAAAGTTTTAGATAAGCCAAAGTTTTTTAAATGGCTTAATGATCCAGATAACAGACACTTTAGAATTTACACAGGAAGATTATAATGGCATTTGATACATTTTCTAACCTTAAAACTGCAATAGCAAATTATCTCAATAGAGATGATCTTACAGCTTTTATTGGTGATTTCATTACATTGACAGAGAGTAGACTCAATAGAGAGTTGCGTGTTAGAGAAATGATTTCAAGTGATACTTCTACAACAACAGTTTCTGGTACTCAAAGCTACAGTTTACCAACTGGTTTCTTAGAAGCCAAATCAGTAGTGTACCAAAGTAACCCTTATAAGACATTAAGATTTATTAGTAATTCGGATTTCTATGACAAATATAATGCCTCTGTAGGAAACGGACAACCAAACTTTTTTACTATAGTAGGCACAAATATTTTATTAGGCAATCCTCCGGACTCAGCCAATACTTTACAGATAGATTATTTTAAAAATATTACTCCTTTGTCGGATAGTAACCCTACTAATAGTATACTTACAAATTATCCGGAACTTTATTTGTATGGTTCATTGGCTGAGAGTTCTTCATTTACTTTCCAAGACGAAAGAATACAAACATGGGGATCTCTATACAAAGAAGCAATTAAAAACGCTAACGAAACAGCAGAAAGAGGTTTTACTACATCATCACCAATCCAGATGTCTACTCCTATGGTGGCATAAATGATTGAGTTTGGAGAATTACAGGCAGACTTGCCTACATTTCAAAATAGTGGTGCAATAAAAGTAGATAATGTTTTACCTCTAGCTAAAGGATATAAATCATTACCTGGCTTTCAAGCATTAAGTGGCACAGGCCTTACAGCTAGTGCAGTAGGATTGTTTTCATCATTTCAAAAAGATGGCGTAACAAACTATGCAGGAGATAGTGGCAAACTTTATCAAATGAATAGTAGTCTTGTTTTTGTAGATAAAAGCAAATCAGGTGGTTACAATAACAGTACAACATCTGGTTCAAGAGATTTTTGGAACTTTACACAGTTTGGAACAAATATAATTGCTACAAACTTTGCAGACAATATACAAAAGTTTGATCAAGGAACTGATACAGCATTTTCAGATCTTGTTTCTCTTAAAGCAAAGTATGTAACAGTTATAAATAACTTTGTTGTTGCAGGTTACACAAATGAATCTGGTGTAGAATATAACCAACGAGTAAAATGGTCTGGACTCAATGACAGTTCAACATGGACTCCAAGCCAAGCAACACAATCTGGTTTTCAAGATATTGTCGGTGAACATGGAAACTTAATGGGTATAGTTGGAGGAGAACAAGGTGGTATAGTTTTCTTTGAAAGAGCTATATACCGAATGAGTTATGTCGGTACTCCGTTAATTTTTCAGTTTGATAAGATTGGAGATATAGGAGTCTTTGCAGATAAATCTATTGCCTCTTTTGGTAATATGATTTTTTTCTTAGCACAAGATGGTTTTTATAAACTTACTGGAGGACAACAACTAGCTCCAATAGGTAATGGTAAAATAGATAATTTTTTCTACGATGACTTATCATCTAATGTAGATGGTATATGTAGTGCGGTAGATCCAAACAATAGTGTAGTAGTCTGGTCGTATAGAGGATCTGGAGCTACAGGAACATCACTTATAAATAACAAACTTATTATTTATAATTATAGTGTAGATAAATGGTCTACTGGATCTGATTTAGATTTAGAATTTATTTCTACTGCATCGCAAGAAGCATTTACAACATTAGAAAGTTTAGATGTACTTGGTAATTTAGATAACTTACCTAAATCATTAGACTCATATTTTTATGATGAAGGGATTGTAGGACTTGCAGGATTTAATTCGCAAAACAAGTTTGGTAAATTTATTGCTACATCTTTAAATGCAACAGTTGATACAACAGAGTTTGAAGGATCACAAGGTAGAAGGTCTACACTTACAAGTTGCAGACCTATAGTTGATGGAACAACAAACACTACAGTAACAGTTTCACCAATAGTTAGATCTTCACAGCTTAATGATGTTTCAGTAGGTTCATCAGTTGCAACAAGAGATAACGGAGTATGTCCTCTTAGATCTACTGGCAGGTATCATCGTGTAAGAGTTTCTGTATCTGGAAACTTTAATACTATGTCCGGTGTAGATGTAGAAGCAACACCAGAAGGTAAGAGATAATGAAAAATTTAAAAAAAGTTATTAAAGGATTACAAAAAGCATCAAAGTTACATAAAAAACAATCTATCGTTTTAAAAAAACATTTAGCAAAACTAAAGAAAAAAAGAAATGGCAAATAATCAGTTTCCTGCTGTGCCTTTGACAATGCCAAATCAAAGTCAGCATCTAAGATTAGTTTCTACAAGTTTAAACAATACCATTAATGGTAAACTAAACAGTACAGGAACTATAACACTAACTGCCAGTGCAACATCTACAACACTTACAGATGAAAGAATTGGTGGTGACTCAGTAATATTATTCATGCCAACTACAGCCAATGGCAAAACTGCATCTACAAATTTATTTGTGTCTGCAAGATCTAATGGAACTGCAACTTTAACTCACGCAAGTTCATCAAATACAGATCAAACATTTGGTTATGTAGTTATTGGATGATTACACAAGTACCGAAAGAAGATCTCCATGTTGTTTGGGATCAAGTAGAGCAATATATAAAAAAAGCTCTTGATGATACCTACACAGCTAGAGATATTTTTGATGGTATTATTACAAACCGCTTTCAACTTTTTATAAGTTGGGAGAATAAAGAAGTAGAGAGTGCTGTCGTTACGGAAGTAGCAGACTACCCTCAAAAAAGAATCTTACGATATGTTTTAGCCGGAGGAGTCAATATGAGTAATTGGTTAGAACCTATCCAAGAAACTATAGAAGAATTTGCAACGAACAATTACTGCCAAGCTGTAGAAGTAGCAGGTAGGAAAGGTTGGTTGAGAAAATTAAAAGGATATAAACAAAAAATATACATAATGAGTAAAGAACTATGAGTAAAGGATCAAACCCAACAAATGTCACTACGACTACATCATCAGAACCTAGTGAATTTATAAGACCATATTATGAACAAGCTATTAATACAGCACAAGATTTATTTGAAGGAAATGCACCAAACTTTTTTCCTAATCAAACTTATGTAGGTTTTGCACCAGAAACAGAAACAGCATTAAATTTAGCAACTGCAAGAGCAACAGCCGGAAACCCTTTACTCAACCAAGCTCAAACAGAAGCATCTAAAATTTTATCTGGTGATTATTTATCACCTACAACTAATCCATATTCAACTGCCTTATTTAATCAAATGGCTGATGATGTAACATCAAAAGTACAATCACAGTTTAGCAAAGCAGGTAGACTTGGCTCTGGAGCAAATCAAGAAATACTAGCTGACTCACTTGGTAGACTTGCAAATGAAGTTTACGGAGATCAGTTTAACAGAGAAAGAGAATTACAAGCTCAAACTATGACTACTGCTCCAGGTCTTGGTGCTATGGATTATGATGATATAGCAAAATTACAACAAGTAGGAGCAGAAAAAGAATCATTAGAACAAGCAAGATTGCAAGATGCAATAGCTAGATTTGATTATGAACAAACAAAACCATTTACAAAACTAAATCAATATCTTGGCTCACTAGGAGCATCTGTTCCATCAACTGAACTTAGAACAGAACCAGTATTTAGAAATACTGGAGGTGGTTTACTTTCTGGTGCTATGACAGGTCTTGATATTGCAGGAAGAATACCTGGAATGAACCCATTATTAGGTGCAGGATTTGGCGGTTTACTTGGAGGGTTCTTTTAATGCAAATACCTATTAATCCTTTAACAAATAATCCTATACCTATGGGTCCAAACAGTAAAGCATTTATTGGTGGAAGATCTTTACTAGATAACATTTACGGAGCTAGTAGTGATCCATCTATTCAAGCTAATCCTCCAAGCAGATTTCGTACTAACATGATGAGTGGTTACAGTTTTAATCCAGACATAGGACAAGGTAAACAAAGAACATTTACAAATAGAGATATGTCACAATTTGTAAATCCTAATATTGATAATCCCCTTTTAAGAAATTATCCTGCATTAAGAAAAATACCAGATAGTCAAAGACAATTTGCAAAAATTGTAGATGGCAAAGTTGTTTTAGATATTCCAGAAGAAATGGAAATGGGTACACCAAACCAAACAGAAAAAGTACCAAGCAACATACCTCAATTTGATACAGAACAAGAATATTTAAAAGCCTCTGGTTTGTTAGATCAACAAGAAAAACAACCTACAACTGGTTTACTAAATAAAGAACCAGAAACAAAAGAAACAAAAGGTTTACTTGATATGGCTAAAGATTTTGTAAGCTCTGATTACGGAAGAAATTTTGCTTTAGGTATGTTAGGTGCTAGTGGATATTCAAAAATGCCAAAATCACTTGGTCAAATTATTCAAGAAGCAGATCAATACGCTACTAACAAAGCATTAGCTAAAGAAGAATTAGATATCAAAAGAGGTAACGCAAATAAAAAAGATTCAAGATTTGCTTATATAGTTAAAGATCCAAATACAGGTAATATATACAATGCCTATGATACAAAAGACGGAATTGTTGTTGATGTAAATGGTCAGAACCAACCTTTTAGAAATGATATGTTTGGTGGTGAAAGAAAAGCTACAATTTCTAATGTAGGTAATATTAACGACCAAGATATTACACCAAATAAAATGTTAGCTTTAAGCCAAGACATTACGAATAAAGAAAACCAATTAGTAAACCTAAGTCGTTACATGGAAAATGTTGATAATTCTTATGTTGGTATGGAAAAATTAGCTGTTCAATTTAAAACAATGATGAAAACAATTTTAAATGACTATGATTTAACACCACAAGAATTAAATCAAAAATTACTTGATGGTCAATTTGCAGGTTTAATAGGTCAAAACAGGTTGGAAATTGTTGGTGGTGGAGTAATGACAGAACCAGACGCTTTAAAAATAATGACAGCTTTAGGTGGTGATCCAAGTAATATAGATACTAATCCTACTGTTGCAATAGGACTAATGTCTAATATTTTTGAACAAAAATATAGAACCTATGCAAACGAATTAGAATTATATAACATAAATGCTAGTGCAGGAGGATTTACTAATTATCCAAAAAAAGAAGCTATTACTTTTAATGATAATTTTTTAGGAGTTTTAGATCCTAGTAGGTTGTTATCATTAGATTTAGCAAAAATACCTGAATTTACTGAAAAACAATTATTTAGATTGTTAAGTAATAACACAGATATAGATGGTAATGTTATTGAAGAGAGATTTACTTCAGATCAAATAGCAGACATCATAGCTTTAGCAAAAGTATATGGAATAAATCTAAAACTAGAAGATGGAGAAATTGTTTCTGGTGATGATGAAAATAAATTTTTTCCAGGTGGATATGAAACAATAGGAAATGCAGGTTAATTATGGGTGCTTTAAACGATATATTAGATCAACTTGAAAAGAAAAATAAAGGTACAAGTAGAAAAAATTTTAATGTTGGTGCATTAGAAGGTTCAGTAAGAGCAGGTCTTGGTCAAGGTATTGGTTTTGGATTTGGTGATGAATTAGAAGCATTATATAAATCAAGAACAAGAGGAACTAAATACGAAGATGAATTAGCTGATGCTAGAGCTAAAATAAAAAGATTTAGAGAAACTAATCCAACACTTGCCTATGGTAGTGAAATAGGAGGTGCTTTACTTCCTATGGCATTTACTGGTGGTGCATCTGCAATAGGTCAAGGCCTTGCAAGAGCAGGAGCAAGAGGAACTGGTGCAGTAATACAAGGTGCAGGTAAAGGAGTAAACTTACTTCAAACTGGTGGCATTAAAGGAGCAGGTACATTAGGTGCAGTACAAGGTGGTTTATATGGTGCAGGTGTAGGTGAAGATGCAGAAAGCAGATTAAAAGGTGCTGTAGGTGGTGCTGTGTTAGGTGCAGGTATTGGCAAAACTGCTGAAAAACTTTTACCTAAAACAACTGAATTAGCAAAAAAATTTATTCAACAAGGTGGCATAAAACTTACTGGTGGCCAAGCTATTAAGGGAAGTGGAGCATTAGGGAATTTATTATACGGAATTGAATCTTCATCAACTTCTATTCCTGGAGTTGGCTCAGCTATTGCACAAGCAAAAACCAAATCACTATCGGAGTTTAACAAGTATGCGATGATGGAAGCATTAGAGCCAATTTTAACAACACAATCAAAAAAAATATTACAAAAAAAGTTAAAAAATTTAAACGGAACTGAAGCATTTAGAGTTGTCAAAGAAACATTAGATGAGGCTTATGGAAAAATAGTTCCTAAATTATCAGCAGATGAAAAAACTATAATTTCTTTACAAGATGAATTTGCAAACATTATAGCTAAATCTGATACAGACGAAGCATCTAAAAAATTATTGATCAAAAGAATTGGAAAATTATTTGATGATAAAATTAAAATAAATAATCAAGGAAATAAATTTATATCAGGAAAAAATATTAAAAAAATACAATCTGAATTAGGAAAAGACGCACAACAATTTTTTAAAAAAGGTGGATTTGACGATTATATTGGTGAAGCATTTAATGAAATGAAAAATGTTTTAATTAAAAAAACTAATTTGGGATCTGCTGTTCCTTCCACATCAAATAATGCACTAAACAAAGTTAATTTAGCATTTGCAAGATTAGATCCAATAAAACGAGCAGTTGTTATGGCTAATAAAACTGAGGGTATATTTTCAACAAAACAACTTTTAAACGCAATAAAACAAGCTGATATGTCACCTGGTCGTACTATGACAGCACAAGGTAGAGGTTTGATGACAAAGACAGCTAGAGAAGGTGATGAAGTATTTGGTGATTTTGTTCCAGATAGTGGAACTGCATCAAGATTAATTGCAGGTGCATCAGCTATATCTCCATCACTTATTGCTAGATTAATTTTACCAACTTTTCTTGCACAAGGATTATATGGTGGCAGTAGAGGATTAACAAGAGGATTACTAAATGCACCATCAAATGTAGTGCGAGGTGGTCAAAGAACTGCCGGTTTATTAGGTGAAAATACAACAAATATGCCAATGCAAGGTTTACAAAATATAGGAGATTCTGGTGGACTCGTTAATATGTTTAGATAAGAAAAATAGGATGCAACAATGACTATATCAAATTACAGCACTACAGCTTCAAACAACACATCAATTAATGGTATTAATATTTCAGAGGGTATGTCACCCTCCGATGTCAATAATTCCATTCGTAGTCAATTAGCAGATGTAAGATCTGGTTTTAATGATAAAGAATGGTTTTTACTTGGTGATGGAGATCAAACAACTACATTTAATAGAGCATCAGCTAGTTCAGTTACAGTAGCATCTAATATTACATCTACTTATCATGTAGGTAGAAGAGTAAAAATAATTGGAAGTGCTACAGGAACAATCTTTGGAAAAATAGCAACATCTTCTTTTTCTTCGCCAAACACAACTGTAACTTTTACCTTTGATAGTGGAACAATAAATTCCGGTGACTCAACTGTAGATGTATATGTAGGATCTCCGGCAACCAATCCGGCTATACCAGTATTACATGATACAAGTTTAGGAACAAGCCAAGTATTACCTCCATCGCAAGGTTCAGTTAAAACTTATGTAGATGCACAGATTACTGGCCAGGACCTAGATTTTGCAGGTGATACAGGAACAAGTGCAGTAGATTTAGACTCACAAACTTTTACGATAGCAGGTGGCGAAGGTATAGATACAACTGCCTCTGGACAAACTTTAACAATAGCAGGTGAAGATGCTACTACAAGTAATAAAGGTATCGCTAGTTTTAGCTCTGATAATTTTTCTGTATCTTCTGGTGCAGTAACAATTAAAGATG